TTTTCAATGTATACTGGAACTGCTCGTATCCAACTCTATTTGTGAGATATGTAGTATTTGTTACATAGCTATTCTGATGCCAGATTAATTCTGGAGAATATGTAGAGGCTAGTGTGTCTCCAATCTTCAGGTCTTCAACTTGTATATTTCCAAGACCAAAATCGTAAAGAGATGCTATACTAGATTGTGTACCAAGATTCGTGACCAATGGATTGGATGCCAACTGTGGGAACACTCTGTGTCGTCCGTAAACTCGAGCAACAGGTTGATACTTTTTCATGCTGTTGGACTGACCACCCAAACTATAAGTTGGAGAGGATGCCACACCAACACCAGAGGATGGTTGTGCTACACTTGGAGGTGGAATGAGAGCATTCAAAGCCATCATGCCTACCATGGAAATTCCCATAGCAACAACTTGACCTGCAATTGCAGATGTGCCTACAGCAGCACTCGTGCCTAAAGCTGACATGCCACCAAGACTTCCACCTACCAAAGCAGGTGCGACATACCAAGCAGCAACTACAACTGCGATTGTTAGGACAGCTGCGAGGACGTTCTTTCCACCACCACCGCCACCACCCTGTGGTACAAGGGTCAGGAGGATGCTGTCTTGCTCTTGAATCCAAAAGTTCTCTGGTTCATTGATCTTCATGCCATGGTTGAATGCCACGACATAGTCACGCATCTCAACTGGGATTGCCCTGTCAACTAATTCTTGAATGGTCTCACCAGGAACTGCTACAACTGAAAGCTCGTGAGCTCCACTAGGAGTCAACAATCTAGCCAATTGCTTTTGCTGTGTATTAGGTCTATCTAACACTTCTAATTCATCCATACCTAAATACTCCCGTTAGACGATGCTTCCAATTAACATGTGTAAGATCCTCGATACAGGACATACGACCTTTTAGACTATGTAGAAATTCTGAATCATTCAACATGATACCACAATGGATTTCATAACCCATGATTCGAAATGTGACGATGTCACCGTGACGAGGAGTCTCTACCTTTAGCCACTTGTCTCCTAGACCATGCTTTGCCGAGTCTATAGCCAACTTAGCGACTGCCTCATTGTCTAGCTCAGAATACATGTATGTAGGTAATAATTTATTTAGTTCATTCTTAGAGTACATCTTACAGATGCCATAGCAATCCGCACCTTCAAGACTTTCTCCGCCTATTACATATGGTATACCAATATATTGTTCGGTGCTCATCCGATACCCTTTCTTGTAAATAATTTACCATAACCCTCTCGTGAAGGGTTACAGTCAATCATCTAAACATACCTGGGTAATGTACAGGGTCGTACACTTCACTAGGGAATGCACTGGACATCACATTTACAACTTCGAGTTGCCCAGTTATAGTTAATGCATCGTAAGTCACAGAGCGAAGCTTTAGAAAATCTAAACGCTTCTCTACTATGTCTGGATACGCACTGCTTACTAACTCCACTTTTAATTCGGGAGGAGTCAATTCACTCCTGATTGCTTCGATAATTTCATTTGATATGTTTGAGATCTTCAAACTGATCTTTGGAAGAGTTTCACCGTCATCAGAAGGTAGAGCTAGTTGAAAAGGAAACGGCAAGTACTCTATACCTTGACTCGTCACTGGCTCGTTGTTGTTAACTAAATACAAAGGAGGTTTGCCCTTTGCATATATAGTCAGCAAGAAGAACCATGCGACTGGAGAACTTGTATCCTGTATCGCACTGATATTCTGACTGTACATTATAGAGTGCTCCATTCGGGCATCTGCTCCCATTTCATACTTGCAGCGAACACATTAGAATCTATCCACTGTATAGTAGGAAACTGCGAACAGCGAACTACCATCTCTTTACCATCTATAGGTCTCTTAATCCTAGTTGGAATAGAGCCACCTCGTTGGTCGACTCTAAACCAGTTAAGAAAGTCCTCGTACTGCTCTGCTTTTAGATTGACCTTAGAATCTATATTCATGATCAAGCCTGTGGTGCGTCGCCTAACTTTGATAGACATATCTTCCATCTGACTTCTAATTGTATTAGAAAGAAAGGTCTCGCTCCACTCAGCCATACAACCATCAATGGATGCTGGTCTTTGTGCTATAGTAATTGTCATGTTGTTCCTTACAGTTATGCCGCAGCTCTATTAAGACCGTAAGCAGATTTCATAGATTTGTCCATTTGTCCAGTACCAAACATGTCCTTAACTTTCTTTTCGATAAGAATGTCAACACTCTTCATACCATCAGCATTTGTGTTCTCAGTAGCAGTCACTTCTACAGCAGCATTGTTGTAGATATTAACTGTAGTTGGTGCAGACGACACACCAAGTTTACCATCGGAACCACGCTTCAGAGGCATGATAGCTTCTGCGCCAGCTTCTCCCAAGACTCCTAAACGTCCAAATGTTCCACCCTTCGCAAACTTGAAGAGAGTAGGACTGTTGTACACGCCATGTGCCAGACCAGTACCATTCTCGAATGAACCACCCTTAGCAAATGGGTTTAGCAACTCTGGACCAGCATCTGTTGCAAGACCTCCTTTTAAGAAACTCTGGAAGGATTTGACAAGTGGTGCCATGATTAACATCTGCATCATGATCTTAGCCAAGTCTTTGATGACGGATGTAGCGAAGTCAGTGAACGAGAACTTTGCCTTGCCTAAGTTATCTATAAAGTTATTGACAGCATTGTTAGCATTAGATGCAATGGAATTAGTGATACTCTCACCTAATTTCTGCATATCTGAATCTACACCTTGGATGTTGTCCCGCATCTTCTCCCATGTCTCTGGAGTGATGCGACCTTCTGCTAGAGCCTTGTCTATTAACGCCAACTTGATAGGCATCTCTTCGAGTTGTTTGTTCGCATTGTATATAGCGATCTCAATCTCTGCGAAAGGTGTCTGATCATAACTGCCGAGTTGAGCATAATACTCTTTAGCTGAGATCTGTCCTAGTGCAAACTGATCATTGAGTTCTGATAGAGCTTCCGCATTGATCTTCATTTGCTTTTGAAAGTTCTCACTTGCCTCTCTAACCTGGAACACTCCTTTAGAAGTGGTAGCAGATTGCATCTTATTGAGAATCTCTTCGTATGCTTTAGTATAGATTTCAAGTTGAATAGGATCAGTAGTTTCCTTCATCTTCCTCTGCAAAGCATCTAACTGTTGCATAACACTTTTTAGAGTGCCACCAACCTCTTGACTAGTAAGTCCTTTCAACCACTCTTGGAATGGTGATCCTTCCGATGCGGTCTTCTGTAACTTTTTAAGTTCGTCGTTCAAAGCCTTGAGAGCTCTTGGATCTTTCTCTGCTGCTATAAGCTCATTCAAAGCTGCTATCTTCTTGTTAAGAAGCTTAGCATCGTCTGCAGCTTCTTTCATCTTAGATATGAACTCTTGAATCTTCTTGTCTTGAATCGCAAGTCTATCTCGCTCTCCAGCACCCTCTGCAAGAACGTCTCCCTGTCTGGCTAACCTTTTCTTAGTGTCGATCAGTTTCTTGGTGATTTTATCAATCTTGTCTTCTAGTGGTTTTGTGTCGTTCCCTAAGAACTTTGCGAATGATAATTGAAGTTGTACAAGATACAAATCGGCTTCTTGAATCCCAATAATAATCTTATCCCAGAACAGTGCCATAGCCGACAGAGCCACGAGAATAGCGCCCCAACCAGTTGCTGCTGAGAATAAAGTAGCAGCGATTGTAGCTCCTCTGATAGCTGGAATCAATTGCGAAACTAACTTAACAGCAACCAAAGTTACAACGACTGCTAAAGCCCCAAGACTGTCTGACATATCAAGAACGTTGTTAAGGAATGTCTGGAACAGCTTCTGAACTTCTTGTAGAGCTGCTGCCATTTTCTCGTTTAACAAGAACTTTTCAGATATCGCAATCTGAAACTTCTGCCAACTGATAGCCATTCGATTGAGAACCTGCTCCATTTTCACAGGCATTTTCTCAAACGCAGCATCCCATTTATCTTTTGTTCCAATAAAAGCATCTACGAGTACCTCAGTAGTCACCTTACCCTGAGTAGCAAGTGCTCTCAACTCGGAAACCGTTCCTTGGCTGGCAAGTCCTACTTCTTTTAAATATTTTGATATTTCGATAGCAATTGCTGGTTGTCTTTCTAACAGAGACACCAACTCGTCACCTCTCAGTGCACCAGCTCCAAGAGCTTGAGAGAACTGGAAGACAGCGCCAGAAGCTTCATTGACAGAACTGGTTACAGCTCCGATCTTCAAGAACGTCTCTGCTACCTGTGCAATTTCTTTATTACTATAACCCAAAGCAACTAAACTTGTTGACATTCGTCGAACAGCGTTAGTAGCCTCTGGTAGTTTTATGCCAATTTCATCGGCAATCATATAAATTCTAGTTACCATGTCAGCAGCAGATTCTGCAGATCCCATCAACTCAGTGAAAGATGCTCTTAAGGCTATCAGATCTTCACGAGGTTTTACAAATCCTTGGAAAGCACCTACAACTGCTTTCACTATTCCTACTGCATTTCTTAATCCTTCTAATGAAGCATTAAAATTCTTTATTGCTCCTTGTATGCCACCAAACTGTCTTTCAACATCTTTTGAAACTCGTCCAAAATTGTTTAGCGAAGTCGTGGCTGATGCCATGCCTTTCTCAAAAGCAGCTGTTTGTGCTTCAAGCGTGACGACTAGTGCACCTATGTCTTGTGAACCTGCCATTTGTTATCTCCTTCTGCTATAACCACCACGGATGGCCATGCGACCTAACTCTTTGTATAGTTCGATCTTCATCCCAGATATAACTAGGTCGGCAATCTCACGCTTGCGACTTAACCAGGTCTTTTCAATGCCAGTACCTTCCGAATTAAAACTCGGAGTTCCTCTAACCTGTGTTCCGTCTTTTCTTTTGTAGGCTTTCCTGCCCACGTCCAATACTTTATAGTAACTTCGGTTGTTCAATCCAACCTTTACTTTGTTGTTACCTTGATACTTCATAGTAATAGACTTTCGCAAAAGACCCTTTTCACCCTTAGGTGCGGCTCTTCGCATGTATGTTCGTAAACGAGAGCCAGCTTTCCTGACTCCCGCTCTTACTACTCTTCTTTCGACTACCTCTGGTGCTTTTGCCATCAAAGCAAGAAGTTCTTCAAGTCCTTCGAGTTTGTATATCTCTTTTTGGTCGCTCATCCTGTCAAACCTTTCACTAAGTTGTCTGGATTGTCAAGAAGATTCTTCTTGCCACCAAGTTTTCGAGTCTGTTCTTCCTCGCGTGCTTTTCGAATAAAGTATAGATTCCAATTAGAGTATTCAGTAATTGGCATGTTATCTTTAAGTTCGTACACAGGGACATGAAGATTCTCTGCTAGAATATGGAGACCATACTCGTAGTCGTTTAGAGCTTTCCCTGTTCGTTGCCCAAGCCAGCGACTTCAATAACTTCCTGCATAAGTGTCATGTATTCGCTAAGACCTAATTCTAAGATCCCGTCTCCAAGAGGAGTTCCATCAGCTTTAAAGATCGAACCCTTTACCAGTCCCATTTGGAATCCTTTAGGATCTTTCTCCATCAAATCTAGAATAGGAAATAAAATTCCAACTGTAGGCTCTTTGATTGTGTATGTACCGCTTTCAAGTGTAATTTGTTTTGTTTTCATGTCTCACCATTTAAGAAGCTCACCAATAAAAGACAACGGAAGAGATGGGTGAGCAACACCTCTTGTCGACCGCGAGGTCTATCCGTGCCAAAATGAACTTACAGGAATCCTCATAGGATCACTGCAAGGTTTAGATCTAATTTGCGAACCCCTGTCTAACCTTATACAGCAAAGGCTTTGAGGGTCCTCTAAAGATCTACTCTAAGGCACTCGTGAGAATGCCCTAGATAGATTCTTAGAACAAGTGTTTAGGTTTGCTACCTAAAGTGGCTGTTCCATTGAAACCAATCGCGCCATCAAGTGGCAAATCCCAAGTCATCTGACTTACGATAATTGGAGCAATGATGTGGCCATTGTCTGGTAACTCGATACGAATCCAACGAGTTAGACCATCTTCAGCTGCGTCTAGTAAAGCTGGGTAGTCTTCTGCTGTGATATCCACATAACCACCAAAGGTCAGTGTACCAGCTTGAACTACAACTGATGGAATAGATGCTGTTGGATCGCAATAGGTTCCGACAGAAACAGTACCAGGTGTGTCAGAGTTAACAGCCAGTGCATTCAAGCACAGGCAAGTTACATCGCTGAATACCTTAGTAGTACCAGTGACAGTTGCTGGAACAGTCTCACCAGTAGTGTCGGCACCAATCAGTTCGATCTCAGTAGCACTGGTGTTAGCACCAGCTACGAAAGTCTTACCGTCTAGAGTTGAAGAACCAGTACCTTCTACAGTTACTAGGTCACCAGCTTTAGCTGTGTTTGCGGATGTGATGATAGTTGGTTTTCCAGCAGTAATGTCAGTGATCGTGCCAGCTGTATATGATGTCTCATTTGCGGCAGGACCAGTCATGCAGATTTTTACGCCTTTTGACGATTTTGCACTCATATGTAATTCTCCTTAATTGAACAAGTACAGGTATTCAACTCCTACCGTAACTTGATAGTACTTATTAGCGTCACCACCAGAGAATTCTTCTGGTGCTTGATCGTTTAATAGTGTAATTTTCCCAGATGGGTCTTTGTTGGTCATAAATTTATTGACAATGTTGGTAGCATACTCCATAACTTTATCGTCACCAGTCCCTGGTTGCCCAGATACTATGATGTCGATTACGCCATGTTCTTCCTGTTGATTACAGAATGTGTTAGACTCTGTATACTCATGACTGAACTCGAGAGTACACCAATAGAGATCTTGAGGATCCTCTTCGATGTTAATAGTGTCGTAGTATGGAATTTCAGGATTATCTTGAATCCATGCGCGAGCCATATCTCGAACGTATTTTCTTGACATTATTTACCTCGCGTTGTAATCTTGAATCCAATCACAGTATCATTCAGACGAACAGGTGTTACAGTTTCAGCTATATACTTCTCGTCGTTGATTACGAAAGAGTCAAACTTTTCAGGAACAACCGAAGAAAAATCTCTAGCCTTCGCTGTGAGAGTCTTACCAGCGAGAGCGTATGCGTTGACATTTGGTTGATCTGTGTTACTCATTTTAGAGAAACCTACAGTAATCTTCTTTGTGGTCTGTGTTTTAGTATTCGTCCACACAGCCTGTACACCCAACAAGTCAATAACGGTAATGAATGCTCCGTCTATTTGATTGTATACTGTGTTAGTTAGCATGAATGATCCTTATAAGAATTTAACAGATGGAAGTATGGACCATACTGACCCCATGCTGCTGTAAGTGCCGCACTAGCCGAAGTCGTAGTACCAGCATTGTTGAAAGACACCGTTCCTACATCTGGAATATTAATACTCGAGATAGAACCTGTGTTCACAGCTGGAGCACTTGCACCACCAGTGCCAGACATTGCCTTATCTATAGATGCGTATGTAGCATCAAAGATTCCCCACAGTGCTAATTCCAAATCCGCAGGGAATACTCGATAACCAGCAGTGTAGATTATTCTCAACTCTTCAGCACGATTATAACTCTTCAGTTCAATTCTACCCAATAGGTGATGGACTTTATACTCTGGGAAGTTTCCATCCGAGTCTATAATTTCTGTAACTTCTTCAATAGGATATCTTTTTAGTGAATACTTCTTACTGGTTTGGTAATAGAAATTAGCAACTTCATCTTGTACCCACACAAAATATCGATCACAGAAATTCTCTGCAATCGCTAATGCTGCGTTGATAGACCCAATGATCTGAGGATCTTTGGATGTGTCATCAGGAGCGAGACCAACTCTAACTCGAGCAGATTTTAAATCAAAACTCATATGCTCTCCTTATGGTGAATTGGCTGTGATATCGCCATTAGCGATTATAGTGTTGAATCGAACATCTGTATTTAATGTAGCTTTGGTTGGCATCGCATTCTCAAGTGCGACGACGCGAGCCACTAGAGAGTCGAACACTGCCTGAGTGATCTCACCAGGAGGACCCTGTGGACCTGTGGCTCCAGTTTCACCTTGAATTCCCTGTGGACCTGGCACTGTTGAGTCTGCACCAGTTGCACCTACAGGACCTTGCGGACCGACTTCTCCTTGAATACCTTGGATGCCTTGGTCGCCTTTTGGACCTTGGGCACCTGTTAGACCAATGTCACCTTGCGGACCGACATCGCCTTTATCTCCTTTAGGACCTTGAGCACCTGTAGCACCAGTTTCACCAACAGGACCCTGTGGACCTACAACACCTTGTTCGCCCTGTGGACCAACAATCTTACCAGCATCCTCGAAAGCAGCTAGCGCATCATCCCAAACCCAAGCATGTTGAGTGTCTTCTAGGATATAGAGATCACCGTGCGTAGCAGTGGCTGGAAGATCGGCTTCGCTAGGAATCCGAGCAATAAATGTAATGCCCAATCCTGGGATACCCTGTGGACCTTGAGGACCAGTGGCACCGATTGGACCTTGAGGACCCATAGGACCTGGTACGATAGATGCGGCACCAGTTGCACCTTGGTCTCCCTTTGGACCTGTAGGACCTTGGACACCTTGTGGACCCATTGGTCCGACTTCTCCAGCAGGACCAGCAGGACCTGTAGGACCCATTGGACCAACATCACCTTTTGGACCAGCGACAGGACCAGTGTTCTGCCACTCAACTCCATTCCAAACCCATAATTCACCATTGATCAACCAACCGTCACCAAACTCACCAGTAGGTGGGAGTTCTGACTGTGAATTGAGAGAGCCATTAATAGTGAGACCAGTGCCAGGAGGACCGACAGGACCTTGAGGACCTTGGGGACCAACTGGACCAGGTTCACCCTGTGGACCAGCAGGACCTTGTGGTAAATTATTTAAATCATTAAAATTGTCTGGATAACCTGACATAGACTTCTCCTATTCTGCGAGTGATGCCACATCGACAAACACTCAACGAGGCAGATTATAATTCTAGTATTAGGGACACTGCTAACTTTCGCTAACAGTGCCCTCTCAACATTTACTTCATTACACTGGTGCTGTTACAGTCACAGGTGCAGTTACAGGTTTACTCAACTCGTTTGGAGTGAAAGTAATTGTATACGTGCCAGCTGTGGTATAAGCATAAGTGCCAGTACCATCAGTTGTTGTTATCGAACCTTCTGGGACAGCAGGAACACCTGGCGTAATCACTGTAACGCCATCTTCTCCAAGAACTGGAGGAACTTCTGCTACAGCATCGCCAAATGTATACGTTCCACCACAAGCAATATCAAGTGCCAATGAGACACTTAAATCTGTTGGTGTTGGAGTAATTACATATGGAATACTTGCGTGTGAGATAAACTCAACAGTTGCTTCATAGTTGTGATCGTCAGGAACATAGCGAATTGTGAATGTACCATCTCTACCGTAAGTATAAGTTCCTGTACCATCTGTGCTAACTAAAGAACCTTCTGGAACAGCTGGAACAGCAGGAACCTCTGGAACCTCAGGAGTGATAATCGTTACACCGTCTTCACCCAATACAGGAGGTTGATACGGAGTACCAGGAATCTCTGCAACAGGATCACCAAAGTAATATACACCAGGCAATGCTGGCGAAGAAGCTAAGGTGGCTATGCGATCATCACGAGACGCAGTGATAGAGTACGTAGTGCGAGCAGGAGCGGTCACAGCTAAAGTGACAGGCTTGCTCAACTCGTTAGGCTCGAAAGTGATTGTGTAATCACCAGGACGAGGATAAGTATACTCTGCGATGCCATCAGTAGTCGTAACGACTCCCTCAGGAATTGCAGGAGCAGGTACAACATACCAATCGTTATCGCTAATCTGCTGAATGTTGCCAGTGTCAAGAACGTTCAACGCTAAAGTCGAAACAGCACCTGTAGCATCATCCGTAAAAGTCACTGTGTAAGTACCAGCAGCAGGATATGTGAACACACCAGTTGTGTCAACCGTTGCAGCAGGATCGCCGTATGAATAGGAGCCAGCAGAACGACCAGACTTAGTAGCTTTCAATTGACGAATCGATCGAGAACCTACTTTTACAACTGAACGAGAGAAAGCAGTTACACCGTCATTAGTAAATGTGAACTTGTATGGAACAGGCTCAGGAGTTACGCCATCTGCACCTAGTGTAGCATCAGGTGTTGCGATAATGTGAGCTTTATACACACCAACAACCTCGGCAACTGCATCGCCCATTCTATACTGACCACCACATGTCGGAGACAGGCTTAGGGTTTTGTATAGGAAATATTCAGGAGATGAAATCACATAAGGAATACTTGTATGTGCAATAAAACTTGAAGTTGCTTCATAGTTATGATCGTCTGGTACGTAACGAATTGTATACGTGCCTTCACGAGGATAGACATATGAACCAGTACCATCGGCAGATACAAGAGTACCCTCTGGAATAGCTGGAACAAGCGGAACAACATCAGTCAAGATTTCATCAGGACTTGTTTGTGCCACAGGATCAACATCAGGAACTATCAAAGACAGAGTCGATACAGCAGCTGTAGAGGTCTCTGTGAAAGTCACTGTATAAGTACCAGCAACAGTGTAGATCATCTGAGACGCACCGTTAGGTGTTGTACTAGTAGTTGCTTCGGCATCTCCAAAAGCATATACACCATCCACACCAGTATCAAAGATAAAAGTGAGTGGAACTGGATCGTAAGTAGGAGTAGCTGTGATATGTTTCTTGTAGGTTGCAGGAACTTCTGGTACTTCAGGTACAGAATCACCAAAGTAATATACACCAGGCAATGCTGGAGAAGAACTTAGTGTTGCTGTGCATTCATCCCGTGGAGTAGAGATTGTATATGTCGTACGTTCAATAGCACTTACAGCCAATGTGACAGGAAGACTCAACTCATTCGGGTAGAATGTGATTGTGTAATCACCAACGCGTGGGTAAGTATATGTAGCAATACCATCGGTAGTAGGAACATTACCAGCAGGAATAGCAGGAACGACAGGAACATACGGCGTAAGCTCTTCTGCTGCACCAGTCTGAGCGACAGGAGCATCATCAACAATTAAAGATAGATTCGACACAACACCTGTAGTGCCATCCGTAAAGGTGACAGCATAGGTGCCAGGACCAGGATAAGTGAACACAGCACCAGTGTCAACCGTTGGGACAGAGTCGCCATAGTTGTACGAACCAGCAGGAGCATTCTCCACACTGAACGTCCACTTATACGGAACAGGCTCAGGAGTAACACCATCTGCACCAATAGTGGCGTCAGGTGTTGCAGTGATCTTGTTCTTGTATGTCGCAGGTACTTCAGGAATCTCAGCAACAGCGTCGCCCATGTCATAATAACCACCACATGTAGGAGCAAGACTCAGAGCCTTGTACATGAAATACTCAGGAGAGCTAATCACATATGGAACGCTTGTGTGAGCAATACATGTTGTAGTAGGATTATCATTACCGTCATCTGGAGCGTAGCGAACTGTGTAAGTGCCTTCGCGAGGATAGAGATAAGTTCCCAAGCCATCAGTAGAAACTAATGTTCCCTCTGGAATAGCTGGAACAGCAGGAACTAGAGGTGTGATCTCTTGGTTCGCACTCACTTGAGCAGCAGTGTCACCGTCGGCGACTATCAAACTCAAGTTGGAGACAGCTCCACCATCTGTATGCGTAAAGGATACTTCGTACGTTCCGACAGCAGGATATGTGAATGTGCCATTAGCATCAACTGTAGCAGCAGGATCGCCATACGACCACGTACCAGCAGCACCATCCTCGATAGCAAACGTCCACATATATGGAGTGCCAGGTGTGAATGTACCATCACCATTGTCTGTACGATTAGGTGTGGCTGTGATGTGTGGTTGATATGCAGCAGGAACCTCTGGAATCTCAGCAACACCATCACCGAAATAATAGGTGCCAGGCAAACCAGGAGAAGCAGTGAATGTACCAGTCATCTCGCTACGAGTGCAAGTTAGCGTGTAGAGAGTTGGCATAATAATGTTGACTGCGGCTGTGACAGCAGAGTTGCCATCATCAGGTGTGAAGGTGATTGTGAAGTCACCAGCACGAGGATAATTATAAGTTGCGTTGCCAGATGCGTCACTAGTCACAGTGTGAGTAGGAACAGGTGGAACGTAAGGACTAATCTCTTCGATTGCGCCAGTCTGTGGTACAGTGTCACCGTCGGCAACAACTAAGCTCAAGTTCGAAACGACACCAGAGGTGCCATCAGTGAATGTCACTGCATAAGTGCCAGGACCGACATAAGTGAATACGCCAGTTGCATCTGTAGTTGCCTCAGCATTTCCGTATGTCCATGTACCAGCAGCACCACCTTCGATAGCGAAAGTGTACATGTATGGGACAGGTGTAGGATCTGGAGTAGCAGTAATACGATTCTTGTTTACAGCAGCTTGCTCGGCAATGCCATCACCCATGTCGTATACACCTGACATTGGAGGAGACACAGACAGATTACACAAGTCGAAGCGAACGCTAGGACTGATAGTGTAACCTGTACGAGCGATTGCAGTGATCTCTGTAGTAGCTTCTGTCGACTCAGCATTGTCTGGATCGAAACGAACTGTGTATGTGCCAGGAACTGTATACTGATAGGTCGCTACTAAATTAGTAGTGTGAACTATACCACCAGGATAAGGAGGAACTTCAGGAACACCTGGCGTAATTTCAGTTACACCATCTTCACCCATTACAGGAGGAATTGCTGGGACACCTTCACGAGGATCGCCAAAGTAGAAAGTACCTTCATAGTTTGCACGAGCAGACTGATCTAACAGAGTAGCAGTTGCCGTACAGTCCATGAATACCATAGATGCTGAGGCAGTGTAGTCACGACCAATTTCAAAATAGGCAATGATTTCACCGTCGGCAGTAACGCGAGTCAGCGACCGAACAGAGTTCAAAGTTGCATCGTCACCTTGTCCGATCTTGTTCACGATGTCAGTCTCTAACTGGACAACGCGAGCCTCGAGACTACCAATAGCTGCTGCGGCACTCTGAGCAATCCATGCGTAGCCATTCCAAATGTAAAGTGGACCACCGTCTGGTGCTTGATACTCTTGAGCTAGCGTAGGATTAGTAGGAAAACTAAATGCGGTCATTATAGACCTCCTCTTTCAATTTTTTGTTTGTCATACTTATCCTTAAGCTATTTTAACCGCGAGGCCAGTAATCGTGAGTACGTTAGAAGTAACTCCCACTGCTGGGAAATACCATTGCCTACCGAGCCAACGCCAAGTACCTGTAAGACTTGTTTCTGGAGTGCCACTTACATTTGGATTTAGCGCGGTACCAGCTCCCACCGTGTTTGAATAATCGGCTCCTGCTGGGTTTACAAATTCCTGGTTAGGACTAATTCTTCCACCGTAACCCAAAGGTATCGCAATCATCGCAATACAACCAATAGTGTCATATGTGGGAATTGGCATTCCGCTTTCGCCAGCAGGACCTTGAGGACCAACTTCACCTTGGAGACCTTGAGGACCAGCAGGACCTGTTTCTCCTTGGGGTCCTTGTGGACCAGGGATAGTAGAGTCTGCACCTGTAGGACCAGCAGGACCTGTTTCTCCCGGAGGACCAACTGGACCAACAGGACCTTGAGGACCATCTGTAATGTCGCCAGTTACCTTGATAATGTAAAGTAAAGAATAGTAAGGAGGTAAGTTGGCATTAGTGCCATCTACACCTGCGCTGTCAATTGTTATGCCTGTGGTTGCAGAGCTAGTTGGGAACACCAAACCAGTACTGCTGTTTAAGTCTCCACCACCGTTACCACCACCACCGTTTTGACCATAGGTTAAATGAACGTGTCCAGGATCGATAAGAGTATGATTGTGTGCAATTACACTCGCATTTGCACTACCACCTACAGAGCCAATTGGATATGTTAATCCTGCTCCAATAACAAATTTATCGCGTAAGTCTGGACGACCTTCTGCACCATCACATGGCGCCCAACCTAGCGGAACGCTTTCGACTGTTCCAGACCAGATTGCTATTGTGCCAATTGGAGTTCCACCAGGAGCAGGAGCACCTTGAGGACCTGGTACTGTTGAATCTGCACCAGTGTCGCCTTTTTCACCTTGAGGACCTTGAGGACCAGTGGCACCTACAATCTTGCCAGCATTGTCCCAAACACTAGTAGTGCTGTTCCACACATGCGCAAAGCCAGTGTCGTCAGCAACATATACATCACCGTGAGTAGAAGACGCAGGTAGTTCAGCAGCAGTTGCCACTCTACCTACATAGCGTAAGCCAATCCCTTGAGGACCGACCTCGCCTTGAATACCTTGTGGACCCTGTGGTCCAACGGGACCTGTGAGACCAACTGAAGAGGATGTGGAAGATACCCAAACAAGAGTACCATCTGTAGGATTTAGATACGCGATGAACAAAGCACCTGTATCGCTCTCATACCACTCTTCACCTTCAATTGTCGGAACAGGAGGTTCAACAGAGACAGAAAGAGAGGAAGCCCCTCCACCACCGCCACCTGCGGCTGGGAGAATGTCCCAACCATATCCATTAAATTTGTATAAGATTCCAGCACCAGCGTCAACAACTTGTCCTAGCGTAGGATTTTGTGGAAATACTAAGTTTGCCATGATTTATCCTTTAATCTGCGACCTTGATCGCCATGCCAGTAATGGAAGCTGTTGTTGATTGTGAGCTTGCGCCGTTTTCCCAAGTCCATCCATAGCTTGGTGAATGCCATGCCCATTGTCCTGTATACGAATCAATAGGGTTTCCTGTAATCCAACCAGGACCATAAGCACCTGTTCGAGCTATAGGACCTGCTGTGTTCAGAGAAATCTGCATACTTCCAGCTCCAAGAGCATACACTGTGCCAGTAGTAACGGATCCAGCATTAGGACCGATCACCATATTGCATGGCACAACTGCTCCAATTGAATTCCAACCAACCGCAGCGCCAGCGCCAGCAGGACCTTGCGGACCGACTTCACCTTGTGGACCTTGAGGACCTTGTGGGCCAACTGCACCATCAGCGCCAGCAGGACCTTGCGGACCTGGGACTGTTGAGTCTAAACCAGCAGGACCTGCGGGACCTTGCGCACCGTCTAAGCCAGCAGGACCTTGAGGACCTGTTGCACCTACGATCTTACCAGCATCATCCCAAACACCTGTTGTACTATTCCACACGTGTGCATTACCTGTATCATCAGAGATGTAAACATCACCGTGCGTTGCACCAGCAGGCAGAGCAGCGACAGTGGCTACTCGACCAACATAACGCAAGCCTATGCCTTGGGCACCAGCTTCACCTTGTGGACCTTGAGGACCTGGTACAGTTGAATCTGCACCAGTAGGACCTGCGGGACCGACTTCACCTTGAATTCCTTGCGGACCTTGCGGACCGACTTCACCTTGTGGACCACCAACAGCGTCTATCTGCGACACTGCGATCCAACACCCAACAAGAGTGTCTGGATTTACATACCAAATATAAGAGCGACCGGAGTCGGTCTCAAACCACGTCTGACCCTCGGTAGGAGCGTCAGGAGGAGTAGGACTTGACACAACACCACTACCACCACTGTTTCCAGTGGCAGCAGTAGCTTGTATGGTACCGTCAGGAAATGCTAACGGACCGACTAATTGTGCGACATCATCAACCGCAAGTTCTCCTAGAGCCACGACGTTTCCGTCTGCATCATATATTGCTTTTACTAATAGTGCTGTCATGGCTCAAACTCCTTAGATAAACTTGATAGGCTTTAATGTACCGTTTGTGTCATAAAATGCTAACGATTTGTTTGCAACTTCTTGAACAGCGTCTTGAACGTTTGTTGCTTTGATCGTTGTGTCAGCAGGAGTACCTACTACAGGTACAAATGAAACATCAGCAGCAGTTACGTCTTTAATGGCGCCAGCAGTAGAGTCTTGCAACTCAATGATAGCAGCTTCCAGTTGATTCAACGAGCCTTGAACTTCAGCAGACTTCAGAATTGGACCAACGCCATACGTACGAACTTGAACAGCAGCGTAGTCGCCATCTGTAGGAGTTACTGCACCAGAACGACCATTGAAAGCGTTTACATAGTTACGACCTTCGATGTTCTGAACTTGACCTTCGAGTAATCCTAATGCCATGTCGGCTTGATCCAAAGCAGCTTGAACGTCTTTGCCTTTTAGAATCTTATTACCGTTTGCATCGTAAGTGGTGCCAGCAGCAGTAGCAACGCGAGCAGAGTAAGGTAAATGAGTCCACTTAGCTGTGCCGTCGTTGTAGATCAACCAATCGCCAACTTCGACAGCCACACCAGCAGCATCACCGACAGTACGTTGACCAGCTGTATTGAAAATGTAGTAAGGAACAACTGCGCCACCAGCAGCAGGCTTTGCAGGATCTGCGGAATTGAAGCCTAATGTGCCAGAGAACTTAGTAGCACCTTGGATATTAGAAACTTGATTACCGATTGCAGCGAACGCGTCTTGAACGTTAGAGGCACCAGCAACTAGCGGTGACAATACAACTTGGCTACCTGTGTAGTCGCCAGTTTGTGGTAGAACATTGCCTTTACGACCTGCGAAGCCAGTGACATTCTCTGAAGGAACGTATGCAGTAGTTTGTTGAGTTTTGTCTTGGAACTCTAAGGGACCAGGAACGATTGCGATATCGCCTTGGACGAGTTCGCCTAATCCAACGACTTTACCTTCTACGTCGCGGATTGGTTTGATTAGAATTGCTGATACTGTATTTTTTGGGGCGATTGCCATGTGAGCTCCTTAGGGATTGAGTGGGAATGCTGACGAAGATCCGTCTGTGTTGTAAAATGGGAATGTAGCAGTTACTGAGACTACTGTTGTATTAGGTTCGATGCCAGGCGATGCTGACAAACCAGGACCTAGTTCAACACTATCTGCAATAAATTTCTTAAGTGCTTCAGGCGAACCCTCTGGAATAGACCCACCGCCACTCCCAGGCTCACCCTGTGGACCTTGCGGACCTACCAAACTCGCTAACCATTCTTCTTCTGTTCCAACGAAACCGTTGGCTACTGCTATGTCATATGCTGAAGCACCAGCAGGACCTTGCGGACCTGTGGCACCTATTGGACCTTGCGGACCTGCGGGACCCTGTGGACCTTCAGGACCAGGAGTCTCACGCATCATTCTATATGTGTCTGGAAAACCTGCCATGATTTTCTCCTTTACGCTGTTACTGTGATAGTGTATGTGACGCCACCGAACTCTGGATGTTCTGCAGTGCCCAAGTCTTGACAGACGACTTCTTTAGTTCCGTAAGACTTATAGGCATGAACCATAACGTTTCCGCCATATCCACCACCTTCGTTTGACGTGCTAGGACCATCCCAATCCCAGTAATAAGTACCAGAACCACCTACAGCAGTAAATTCGAATTCGCGACTGTTACCAGTCTTACGCCATAAAATGTTAGACAGAGGACCACCAGCAGCAGGAACAAGGTAGATGTCTTTCCAGACACCTCCAATGTTCACTTTAGCTGATGTCACAGGTTTCCATGCGCCACCGATGTTTACTTTATCAGGAGTGCCTTTTTTCCAGGCACCTCCAACTTGAACAGCTATGGTCATGGTGTATACCTCACTAACAATGCGCCTTCAGGATAATCTGCAGCAGCAGGTTCAGTAGCTCCGTCAGCGACAGAAACTATAGTTGCACCACCTTTAGAGTCTACATACTGTTTAGTAGCAGCCTGTAACGCTGTAGTAGGGTCTGCAGGTAACACAACAGGTACCAGTGATGTATGCTCAGTGGAATCAAATTTAAACTTTTGAGAGCCACCTGTGTAAACACCGATACCATTCCCAACTTTTGACATGTAACCGCCACCATTACCAAACTGAATTCCAATGCCAGTAGCAGGAGTAATCAGAGGTTTGTAGGCATAGATACCTGTACTACTTGCAGCCAACAAATCTGTGGCACCAAACCTAAACGACACGCCACCGTTACCAGTGAACAGCGAGTAGGTATTAGTAAAGTTCATTACTGTGCCAACAGGCATAGTGATTGGACCTGTAAGTGTACCACCAGCTAGTGGAAGGTAAGCACCAGATGCGCCACCACCTGCCGCTACTTTGTCATCGACATACTTCTTAGACGCAGCATGCTCATCTAATGTAGGAGCCGTGAGGATTCTAAGTGGAACTGTTGCAGCGACATAGTCTTCGTTGAAACCTAAGACAGATTTTGTGCCATAACGGAGAGCAGTGCTTTGCAAAACGGCTTGGAAATTAAATCCATTGTCCATCATGAAAGCAACAGCACCATCGCCTTTGACGTTGATAGGGCCAGTCATGTCTCCACCAGATGTTGGTAGATAGCCAGTTGGCTTTCCAACATACAGGAAACCGTCAGTGCCTAACGTCGCAGTGTTGTCTGCATCAGCAGAAACTGCAGTAGGACCTGCGGGACCTTGAGGACCCTCTGGACCAGTAGCACCAGCAGCACCAGCTTCGCCTTGTGGACCTGTAGGACCAACGATAGGACCAGCATTCTCAAACGCAGCAGCACCGTCATCCCAAACCCAAGCATCACCAGTCGAGTCGATAATGTACATATCGCCTTGAGTAGCAGTAGCTGGCAAATCTCCAACAGTCGCTACACGACCTTTGAATGTGATACCCAAACCAGGAATGCCTTGGTCACCTTGGTCGCCCTTAGGACCAACTTCGCCTTGAGGACCAGCAGGACCTACTTCGCCATCAGCACCAGCAGGACCGACAGGACCCACTTCACCTTGCGGACCAGTATTTCCGATGTCACCTTTAGCACCAACGTCGCCTTGTGGACCGAGGTCACCTTTAGGACCCATAGGACCTTCAGCACCATCTTTACCGTCTGCGCCAGCAGGACCTTGTAAACCAGGAATGCCTTGAACACCTTCAGGACCTTGCGGACCAACGTCTCCAGTGTCACCTTTAGGACCAGCGACACCATCAGCACCAGCCGCACCAGTGTCACCTTTAGGACCAGCAACACCATCAGCGCCAGCGGGACCTGTATCGCCTTTAGGACCTTGTGGACCTTCTGCGCCAGTGTCGCCTTTAGGACCGACTTCGCCTTGAATACCTTGAGAGCCTTGAGGACCTGTTTCACCCTGTGGACCTACGATCTGACCAATGTCAATATACTGAGCATCTGTCTCAGACCATGTATAGGCATTACCATCCTGATCCACTACATATGTGTCACCTTGAGTGGCACCAGTTGGTAAGTCTGCGACTGTAGGTACGTGACCTTTGAGGTTGATACCCATGCCAGCAGGACCTTGCGGACCAGTAGCACCAGCAGGACCTTCGGCACCATCAGCACCAGCAGGACCTTGGACACCAGTTTCACCAATAGGACCTTGAGGACCTGCGGGACCAACTGCACCATCTTTACCGTTTGTGCCAGCAGGACCTTGAGGACCTGTAGGACCAGCGGGACCTGTGTCACCTTTGGGACCGATTGGACCACGAGGACCAGCAGGACCTTGAGGACCAACGCTACCTTCGCCACCACCGCCACCAACGCCACCACCGACAGCAGTAATCATGAGTTGCCATGCTTCGCCAGATGCAACTACAGCGTTTGCACTTAGAAACTCTTGAGGTGCTATGCCATTTGAATCTGTCTTGGCTACGTATAAACCATACGAATATGAAACTACATCACCACGAGTGTATCCACGATTAGAATTCCACAGACCTTTGAAGTCATTGATAGGTAATTCATATGTGTCGTACTGAGTGAGCCACTGCTTTGTAACCATGTCCTGAATCATAGAGATCACAGGGAGATCGAAAGAAACTCTTGAACCGTCGCTCTTGACAAATGTTATCTCTTCAGATTCGTAGTCATAATGAGCGTCTAAGATTTCTGCGGCATCTAAACCTTTCTCGCCTTGGAGACCTGTAGGACCCATGTCACCTTTAGCACCACGTTCACCACGTTTTACTAATAGGTTCCAATCAGGTGTTGTACCAGGTTCACCACTTGGCTCAGATTTGTTTGCTATCCAAGCAGACCCCGACGACGAGATGACGACATCGAGTCTGTCATAAGTTGTATCAGCATTCCAAGCCTTACGAAACTCAAAGCCACGAAGAACGAGGCTGTAAGCTGTACTAGCACCAGGAATACTATCGCTATCTCTATTGGCGACATAATATCTTCCATCATGTTCGACCCATGAACCAGCTTTGATAACTGTATCAGGAGTCCATTGTTGAACTTTAGATCTATTAACATTCTCGATAGCTTCATCGAGTCTGATAGATTTATTTTGTACTGAATCGATAAATTGGTCAATCTCAGAGAGCTTCTCAGTGAAAATAGCAGATGTAGTATCAGCTACTTCTTGAGCTACCTGTAGACCAGCTTCGATAGACTTAGTCTTAGAGAATTCAAGTTCAGATTGGAAAGTTTCCATGTAGGAATCAACACTTGCCATCTTCTCTTGGAACTCTGAGTCTGCAGCTTCAATAGCCATGGACACTTGAGTGTTCACAGCTTCGGCTGTCTCAGCGAGAAACTCTTGGATTGTCTTTTGGATTTCTGTAGGATCAACCTTCAGAGACTCAATGAGTTCAGAGTCAGACTTGAACTTGTCGTAGAATAGATCTACATCAAAGTCCGCACCGTCACGACCATCAGCACCCTTGATCATGCCTAGGTCAACTGTTTGACCATCTGACATCTCAATCGTGAGTTCGCCAGTTTCGGTAATCTCAAATGCTTTGATCGATAATCCCTCAGGACCTACTTCTCCTTGTGGACCTTGTTCGCCTTGAGGACCAACACTACCGCTGGGACCTGTTTCACCTTGTGCTCCGATGAGGCTTTTGACAAATTCGACGTCCAGAATAAGTGCTGATTTGACTTCGTCAACTGACACAGAATTTCCGTTATCACCTTTTTCTCCTTGAGGACCAACTTCGCCTTGTAGACCTTGTTCACCTACTAGAGATTTTGTGAAAGTTTCATTCTCGAGCAGAGCTTTTGTAACTTCTTCAACAGTAACCGAGTCTCCTCGCTCACCTTGTAATCCTTGGAGACCAACTTCACCTTGTAAACCTTGGTCACCCTTATCGCCTTTAACGGCTTGCAGGAACTCCTCATTGGCTTTGAGCACAGCGATCAACTCTTCAGCTGAGACCGCTTCGCCATCCTTACCATCAACGCCAGGAGCTCCGTCTAAACCTTTCTCACCAGGAATCCCTTGCTCGCCTGCGGGACCTTGAGGACCCTTCACAGCTTCTAAGAATTCTTGGTCAGCTATCAATGAAGCCATAGCTTCTTCGACAGTAACTGACTTACCATCTTGACCAGCAGGACCAACATCACCCTTCTCACCGACTACAGATGAGATGAATGATGTGTCCTCTAACAATGCAGACTTGATTTCTTCCGCACTGAGTAATTTCTCAGACGTTTTACTGGCTAATGCTCTAACCAACTCGATGTCAGCGAACGCTTCATCAATCTTAGACTGAAGTTGAGCTTTCTGCTGATCACTGTAGTCTTTCAGGTTTGTAGCAACCAGAACTAAAGACTTTTCGATATCCATATTTATTCCTTAACATTATCGAGGTGGCGAGCCATAACTATACTAACGCCTGTTATTCATACTTCATCTGAAGACCCCTTTCAACATGAGGTCTAATGCTTCCATGTCAATTTTAGCTTTGACAGGTTCTTTAACTTCTTCTTCATTTGGTGTGACTGGTGCTGGTTCTTCTTCGGACATAGCAGCTAGATCTGCATCTATAAGGTCGTTCTCACGAGCATTAGCATCTGCAGCAATTTGAGCACTTTGTTCCATAGGTTGAATCTGAGATTGGGAAACCAACTCATCAGCAATACCAGGAACTGGAGGCATGTACAATCTAGCACGAGCTTCGTTCGGCTTCATGATACCATTTATGACCAAGCTCTTCAGCATGTCAGCTTTGTTGGCAACGTCGGCACGAGCCAAGTCACCAATATCTAACACCATCTCATCATACTTTTGCAATCTGAACGTGTGTTCAAATGCCATCTCAATGATCATACACACAGAGAGTAAACCTGTGGTGCGCCATCCGTACAAGAGTTGTTCAAGATTGTTATAAGTAACACCGACATTCTCACCTAACATAATAGGAGGAATACCAAATGCTTTTGCAATGTCTTTTGTGGTAAAGCTCAAGAGCTGTACAACTTGACTTTCATTCGCAGAAACTGACACAGGTTGGAAACGTAATCCATTCGAAAGAATAGGAGTTTCACCTTGCTTCATCTTCTGTGACATTTCATTCCAACGGTCTCGTAGGCGATTAGCCTGTTCAGCAGTTAGAGAAGCATCCGTTGTAAGTACACCAGAAGGTTGACCCTTGTTGGTGTGGAATGCCTCTTGACCAGCACGTAGGATTGAACCCAAGCCAATAGAGTTGGCATATGCGTGCAACGGTGGAAGAGCACGTAAAGGATTGCGAGGATCTACTTCAAAGCGACCGTGAACAACATATCGCTGAGGAATGTACATCGCACCCTTGTCGTCAGTCCAATCTCTCCAAGCTTCTCCAAGATGCTTAGTAGCTTCGTTGAAGTTTATTTGGTAGAAGATCGTACCGTCTTCAGCTGCAACCATTTGAAAATCATTGAGAGGATGTAAAGTTTTACCTTCATTTCCATCTTCTACATAACATGCAAACTCACCTTTGGTAAGTAAACCATCAATGATGACTCCAACCATCTCAGCCCATGACATATAAATGTTAGGTCTAAAGATAATCTTAGCGAGATCTGTATCATCGAAAGTTTCGAGCCAAGCACCTTCCCTGTTCTGTTGAACGTGATATGCTGGGACAGCCATCAGTGCTCTCTTATAGAGACTGATTGCAGCAGCGACATCAGGATTGTATGCTTTGCTCACACCAGGTGTGTAACCTTGTTGGAACCAACCAGGAGTAAATGTACTTGGGAAGTAACCTTCACGAGTATCCCACCCACCACCTGCTGATAATTCCTTTTCTTTGTCGGAAGCGACGAATGTCTTGATTCTATTGAGTAGTCCCATAGGGATTCCTCCTTCCGATTATAGTTATACTGTTGGTGCTGGCTCTTCAGGTGTTGGCTCTGGAGTTGGCTCTGGAGTTGGCTCTACAACAGCAGCAGGAGCAACTACAGTAATTGAAGTAGTGGCATTCTTGTTACCGTCGGCTGGAACAAATGTTACAGTGTAGGTGCCAGCAGCAGCGAATGTGTGACCCATCTGACCATCAGCAGCATTGGCTACTGGTTTGCCATCGCCAAAGTTGTATGTACCAGCTTTGCCTGTCGGTGTAGCGTCGAAATGATATTTCATCTGATCTACTTCATCAACACGAGATGCGATAGTGTAGGTGATGGTCGTTGGTGCTGTAAAGCCACCGTCTACACCAGCAGGTGTGCGAACACCAACCGTTGCCACTGAGAAATCTGCAGAGCTCGGAGCTGTTACAGGTGCTGCTGTGTTGTCTGGTGTAGGTGCTATTGCGAAATTGGTGCCTACCAGATCTAGACCATTCTTAGCTGCGACAAAAGTTTTAGCTTGGGTGGCACTTAGACCAATAATATTACCTGCATGCCATACGTTACCTTTTTTATCGGTAACTGGCTTTAGTGTTAAAATTGCTTTCATTTATTCTTCTCCTTGATTGGAATTGGTTTCTTCATCTTCGTCTGCGTAAACTCCGCATCCAGATGAGACGATAGCGAGAGCTAAAGCTGGTGGAACAGTATAGAACTCATCAGCTAGAAACTTTTGATTTTGTAATGTAACGGACTTGCCGAGATAAACTTCACGCATGTTGTGGAACAGCTCCCCAAACATCGCTCCAAGAACCTGACAAGGCTCCTTTAGCATAGTCTGTAACTCGACCTTCAAAGAAGTTTCCGTGTACAGGTGCGTTGATCATCTCTTCTACCCATGGTAATGGATTCTTCTTGCGTTTGAAGATGCCCTTCAGTCCTAGAGAAATCAAGCGTCTGTCCGCAATGTAGCGAATATATTCTTTGACTTCTGCGGCTTTGAGATTCCTCATATCCATACCGTTGAATGATAAATCAATAAACTTATCCTCTAGTTCTACCATCTTCTCAGCGATAGAATAGATTTTAGATTTCAGCTCATCGTTCCAAATCTCAGGATTTTCTTTAATGTATTCTTTGAATAGTTTCATCATGTTCTCAGTGTGCATTGTCTCATCGACAATAGACCAAGTAATGATCTGTCCCATTCCCTTCATGAGTCCGTTGCGTGGAAAATTCAGCAACATGATAAATGAAGAGAACAACTGCATACCCTCAGTGAAAGCTGAGAATACAGCAATGTGCTCTGCATGTGATGCGACAGTACCATTCTTAGAGGAAATCTCGAGAACGTAATCGTGCTTGTCCTTCATCTCCTGATACTCTAGGAATTGATTGTAGGTGCTCTCAGGTAATCCGAGAGTTTCAATCAAATGAGAGTATGCGGCAATGTGTAGTGCTTCCCTAGCAGAGAACCCGAGCAACATCATTCGGACTTCTGGTTGTGGGAAGTATGGAAGATAATTCTTCACATATGCACCAGCGACATCAATGTCACCCTGTGTGAAGAACCTGAAGATGTTCGTGAGGAACTGCTTCTCTTCTTTACTTAGTTTCTTCTTCCAGTCTTGCACGTCTTCTGCCATAGGGACTTCAGAGTGAAGCCAATGAGCTTGTTCGTGTTTCAACCAAGCGTCATAAGCCCATGGGAATGAGAAAGGTTTAAAATATTGTCGCTCATCGGTTAATTTGAGATGGGGTTGTTTCATGTTATCCTTCACAAGCTAGACATGTGTTTTCGTTATTAGTTAATTCAGAAAGATCGATCTCTTTGATGATCTCTCGTTCAATACGTTTGGCTACTTTATCTGCCTTTGCAATCTTATCAGAACGACAGTAGTACATGGTCTTCAATCCTGCTTTCCATGCTTGGAAGTGGACTGCGTGAATGTACTTTATGTGGGAGTCTGGTCTGAAGAACACATTGAGAGACTGGGCTTGGTCGATCCATTGTTGACGATCTGCAGCATGCTGAACCACCCAACGTTGGTCAATCTCCATTGATGTTTTATACACATCGCGGTCCCACTCTGACATCCAATCAAGATGCTGCACAGAACCATCATTAGCAATAATACTCGACCATACTTCATCGGTCCAACCTTCCTTGTGATTCTTCGACTCTTCATCTATGACTTTTGATAGCCAACGATTACGAGTGAAGTGTGAACCAGAGAGGGTGTCTTGCCGATATGCGTTAGCACGGTAGGGTTCGATTGATGGGGACGTATTGCCCATTAGAATCGAAGATGATGCGTTAGGTGCAATAGCCATGAGATGACTGAAGCGTTGCCCTGTGCCTTTAGCATCTGGAGCTTCGCCACGTTCTTTGCCAAGTTCTAAGTTGGCTTTATCTAAATTTGTTCTAATGTGTTCAAATATTTTCTTGTTGCGACCAATGGCTAATGGTGATTCCCAAGGAATGTTATTCTTCTGTAGGAAGGCATGCCAACCTAAAGCACCAATACCGATAGAACGCTCGCGCATTGCAGAGAACTTAGCACGCTTGATAGTATCAGGAGCATTCTTGATGAAGTACTCTAGAACGTTATCTAGCATCTCTGCCACATCTCGTAGGAACAGTGGATCGTTCTTCCAAGAATCAAAGTATTCTAAGTTCAAAGAGGACAAGCAGCAAACTGCTGTGCGTTGTTCGTTCGTAGGTAGAATGATCTCTGAGCATAGATTAGACTGATGAACTTTTAGTCCCAAATCCTTCAAGTGTTGAGGGAGTTTGCGATTAGATTCGTCAATGAAGTGAATGTATGGTTCGCCTGTGGTCATACGCAACTCTAACAATTTCTGCCAGAGTTCTTTAGCGGACACTGTGTCCATCACAGCTTTAGTGTGAGGGTCGACAAGGTTCCAAGAATCATCAAAGTTTCTGTCTAACATAGACTTCTCAATGATCTCCATGAATGCGTCTGGAATATTCACACCGTGGTGTAGATTCAAGGCACGAAGATTCTGATCTCCAGTAGGCTTGCGCATCTCTAGGAAGCTCAGAATATCTGGATGATCAATAGACAAGTATGCGGCATAAGAGCCTCTACGAGTACGACCTTGACGATACGCTAGTGAGGATGCGTCATAAGTTTTCAGGTGTGACATGACTCCTGTGGATTTCTCACCAGAGGATCTAATACCGAAGCCAATACCCACACCACCTCCGAGCATGCTGAGCCAGTTCGTCTCAGACAAATTCTCTACCAATCCCTCAGCAGTGTCCTCAATGTAATTGAGAAAGCAGGAGATGGGCATGCCATTCTTGCTGCGACCGAAGGATAAAATAGGAGTGGAATAGGATAGCCAATGTTTACTACTATATTCATATAAACGCTGTGCGTGCTCTGGGTTACTACTGAAAGTCTTGGACACGAACGCGAACCTCTCTTGAGGACTTTTCTCTTGTTCTGTCATGTAACTTTCTCTGAGACGAATCTTACCTAGCTCGTCAAACAAGCTGTCTCTAGAATAATCTACGAGGATATCGTGGACTGTGGGGGTCATCCTTACTCCTATATTAAATGTGATGCGGTTTGCTAATTAAAATACTCTAAGGCACTCGTTAGAATGCCCTAGATAGATTAACTAACTATAAAGTCAGTGAAATCAATTTGCGATTAAACGCCAGCCAAACCGTCAACGATCTGAACTGAGCCACCACGGATGTCAGACCAACCAGTGTTGGTGATCATACGGATAGCTAACATGTCCTGTTGGAACATCGAAGCGTTCAATGCTGGGCCAGTTGCAGGAGCGTCGTCCATCTGGAGCGAAGCTGTATCGCTAACTGCGAAGCTTGGTGAACCCAAACCGAAGTAAACTTCAGCAGCGTCAACCAACATGATGCTGTCAGCAGGAGCAGCGTTCGATACCAATACATCCATACCCATGAAGCGACCAGAAGCCAACTCAGATTGGAATACGAAAGAACCAGTAGCAGACATGGTCATGCTCAAGCCGAGGTGAACAGCAGGAGTCATGATAGCAACAGGCTTGCTGGTGCGGTTCTGAGCAGACATTGCATTCAATGCTTGCTTCAAAGCAGCAATAACTTCAGCTGTTGAAGGACCAGTTGCTGTGATTGGTGTAACACCGAACAACAGACCAGCAGGCGACAATGGAGTCGCAGCAGCGTCAGAGAATGCAACAGAGTCTAACAGAGCAGCAGTATCACGGATGATAGCGTCGCGCAGGATTGGCTCGATAGCAGGAGTAGACTTGCGGAGGATCTCCGAAGTGGCTACAGTGATAACGCCCATTTTGCTTGACTTGATAGTCTTGCTACCGAATGAAGTTTTCTTCACAGGGATAGATTGACCTTCACCGATGAAAGCACCAGCCAATGCGGTTGTGGAACCAGCATAGAAAGGGATGATAACCTGGTTGCTACCGTCGAAAGACAAGCTTACGCCACCTTTAGCTGCCAACTGTGGCAACAAAGCAGCAGGACGGAGTAACTCGAGGAATGTGCCATAAGATTCACGAACGAGCTCTGATGCCCAACCAGCAACGTCTGTGCGAGCTTCTGGAGTAGCAGCTTTGGTTACAGCGTATGTGCCAGACTCTTGACCATACAGTGCCTCAGCAGCAGCCAATTGGCTCATGCCTTCAACTTTAGCTTTCACAGCTACCAGAGCTTGCTTCTCGAAAGAATACTCATTGGCAGACTTGTTACGGATGAAAGCAGGAGCAGTCTTGGTGATCAACACTTGCTCAGCCTTCTCTAACGAACCGATCTTGGCTTGGTCTTCTTCGATTGACTTGGTCAATTGCTCGAGAGTCTCAGCGTCAACATCTTGACCTTCAGCAGCAGCTTGTGCTAAAGTTGCTAGTTCAGATTTCTTTGCTTCTACAGCAGATTTTGCTGCTTCAATTTTTGCGGAAATAGACATAATTATCCTTTATTTCTTTAATAGGCTCTTTGCCTTTTGATAGGCATTGAGTAATTGTTCATCTTTAATCTTAACTTGTCCGAAGACGGAGTTAGGATTGTGCGGTTTGCTAGATTTATGACCAGCAGCTAGAAGTGTTTGAGCCTTTTCAAGCGCCACGGAAAGTGGTAGAGGTGTATCGTCGTCAACATCAATGTCGGAATCGACTCCGTCAACAGATACAAAGGTTTTAACTACATCATTACTAATGTCCAAGGATTTAGCTATCCTTATTGCGTTGGCATTCGCTGGCACGGATACGAGAGAAACCTCACGCAACACAGCCTTGTGAACAACCATGCCCTTCCGTGGGCGACCTTGAGCGTCTTTCCTTTTCTCAAAGGATTTTACACCAAAGCCAACAGAAGTGGCGTTTAAAATTCCTGCTTCTACGAGTGCGTTAGCGTATTTGAGTACGTCACTCACAGGAGGAGCAAGAGTTAAATCTGCAACAGTCTCATAGCCACCCTTTTGGCGACTGCGAGTCTGAATGTTTGACCAGCGTCCTACAGGTTGCTTGTGGTCGTGTTGAAGTAGAGCAATTGGGTTAGCTTCGAACTCGTCGAATTCCCAACCGTCTTGCTTGACAATATCCCCATCGCGATCTTCATCATCTGTAGAAATAATAAATCGATATGTTGGAGCTGCTGTACCTACAACCTGTTCAACAGGTGAGGTTAGAGCTTTGTTTACGATATCCATTGATATCTCCTTTATTTAACCTTAATTAGCATGTCCGAAGCGATGTTTAGATAGTGTGTCTCAACTTTGTCTATACCACCAGGAGGTTGCTCTTTCCATCCTACAGTGATTTGTCCAATAAATTCATTGGGATCTGGTGGAACGGAAACTCTACATGTCCAGTTGATACCTTTGGTTTTGTAGAAGTAGCCGATTTGCGATCTTGGAGTAGCGTATTCCGAGCACGGAATCTCTCCTGCCATTAGTCTAATCACATCGCTATTGTTGTTACCGTTTTTATTAAAGAGCGCATTTGTAAGACCGTCGATTTCTTTTACTCGACCTTCTTTGGTGTAGACGCGAGCTACTGAGCGTTTACCAAGAATAGGGTCTACTTCAAGAATGGCGACTAAATCTACCTTTAGTGTAGTGAATAAAAGCTTTGCAGCGTCGTCATATTTAGACGAATCCATCCTTGGTAGTTCTTGACTTTTCTGATAAGCGCCGATTAATAGAGCCTGATTTGCATACACAAAATAGCCAGTAAAAGCCAGTACAGCAAGCAGAACAACAACGCCGAGCTTAAATGGGCTATCAATATAAGATAGGACACCCAACAATGTGTCTTTTGCATTTGATTGCTCTATTTCTGCCATTTTGATAAGCCCTCGTGTCTACTGCGACAATCACCGTACTGGTTGATTACGTCTACAGTAAATTCGACCAGCTCACCTAGCGTTTTTACTTCGGATACCATTACAATTGGAGGGCAAGGTTGTGATAGATCACTTGGAGCCGTTTGCTGTATCAATTGCACTCTTGAGGATGCGCAGCCCATCAGGAGGAAGGGCACAGTTATAATCAGACTTTTTAGTTTCATTTCTCACCTCGACTGTAAGCTTCTTTTGTGAAGCTGTTGCGATATCTCGTTGTTGTTGATATGCTTCAGAGAGGAGTTTACCTTTCTTCTCTAAAGCTTCTTTCTCTTCTAGCACGCTAGTGACGATCTCAGCTTCACGCTGTAGCCAGTAGTTCTGCTCCATCTTCTTTCCGATATAGAAAGCAACTAACAGTGCGATGACAGCAGCAGCAATTTTAGCTCCTAGGATTGGGTTCATGCGAACACCTCTAGAGCTTGCACGTAATGTGAAGATCTGTCGGCTAGTCCAAGATCACCACCATTGATTCTCTTGGTTACTAGTTTTACATCACTTGCGATTGAATTTAGATTGTTCTTGTTCCAAAACCAAGCTGCGGACAGAGCTGCGTATTGTGGCTCTGCTACTTGATCTGGATTGTCGATGATCGATGGTTCCCCGATGTCATTCGCAAAGGCAGTGTAATTCGACTTGCCTGTCAACTGAATGAAACCTCTTCCACGATATTTGAAGCCTTCACCAGATGCCTCGTCTCCATTGCCCATGCGATCTGCATAGACTTTGTTAGCGATTTTCTCTGGTTGGCGATGATAGGGTTCTGCAGAAGCTACGGTGGGGAAACGTTTTGGCCATGTGCCATGCAAACCTTGCGCTGAATAATTCAAGTTCTCTACAGTGGCCTTGAACTTGCCAGATTCGTGCGCTGCTTGCGCTAGGAACATGGCTACTTGTTCTGGAGTAGAGATATTAAAACGCTCACATGCTGCGGCAAGTGAGTCGGATACTTTAGCAGCAGTAGCTGCGTCTGTTAAATGTGCGGCAACTAAGTTGTCGGCTGTAATTTGAGTCATATTAATCCTCGAGGGTTAGGATAGAAAACAGGAGGACAGTTTGTGGCCATCCTCCTGAAATCTTATAGAGAATTCACTCCCCCAAGCTTCAACCCTACAGATTTTTCCATAGCACTAACTTAGCGGATAGCTGTGTTAGCGTTAGAAGCACTGTTACCAGACATAGTACCAGAACCAATATTAATTTGGTCGTTGGTAGCACGCTGATAAATCAAAGGAACTACACCATTCAATAGATTGGTGATTCCTTGGAGTTGAGCTTGTTGCTGAGCTTGTTGTTGCATTTGATTTACGTTCTGTGTAACGTTTACTTCAGTACCTAGAGCACGGTTAGATGCATCTAAGGTCATGAGCTTATCACGCAGAGCTTGTGCTTCATTCTGAGCGATTGCTTGTAGAATGATAGCATTACCTTGGGCTACTTGTGTAGACAAGTCCTTAGTAGCTAATAAGTTACTTGTAGAACCTGCCATAACAGTGTTGCCTAATTGGTTTAAACCTTGGCAAATCTGATTGCTTTGTTGTAGAATTGCGTTTTGAGTTTGTGAAGCAGTCAAAGGAATAGATCCTTGGATATCGCCTAACTTACTCAATACTTCAGTAGTAGCAATCTGGTTTACCACAGCGCCAGGACCTTCGCCACCGTTTCCACCCAACCAGCCACCGTTACGATTGCCGATGAGAGCACCGAATAGAAGTCCTGCCAGAAGACCACCACCGCCACCACCAAACCCAAAACCGTCCATGCCATAACCAAGGGCACCTCCAGAATGAGGTTTAAACACATTAGTAATTTCAGGTGTTTCATACATATTCTTGTTTCCTTTTTCAAAATGCTCCCAGATAGAGTCAATTGACTTTTCGTGGGAAGCTAGTTTATCCATGACGTGCGCATACATCTGCTGTACTGTTGCATCATCCATACTATACTCCTTTCTGTTAATTAAGAATGTGAAACGCTCTTTTAAAGGAACGCTTCCTCTTCGTAACAAAAGGGGGTGTGAACGGGATAGGGATTTTACTAGGTTTGGTGCATTTTGATTGGAATTCAATACTTGGGGGTGTGATTATTTTTTATTTTAGTAACGGTATTTCTCCTTTAGTTATAAACGATTGACGAACAGTTTCAAACTTTTCGTAGAGATCTGCAGGGATGACAGCTTCATCGATGTTTTTACGCATCATAGCTGCCATCTCTTCTAACTGAGAAATATCCCCGTTATAGTTAAATGTTTTAGTGACTTTCTTTGTGTCGTAAAAGTCCATAATAATATGGTAACGATCTTCATCAGAATCGTTGCGGATCTGGTGCCATTGGTTCACCCAAACAGCGTAAGCTTTACCAGCTTCCATGTGAAGTGTAGTGCCATTGCAGATAAACACACACTTGTCATTTGTGATCAGCGGAATGTGAAGTCGAGCCATGTATTCATCAGTGTCTGCGTCTCTGTGAACTAAAGACTTTGCTCTAGCTTTGAGACAGGTGACACGAACTCGTCTAGGAGTCAACCCTAGCTCAGTAATCTGGTCGATCACACGAGCAATTTCGCCTTGATAGGCTTGTGTAGGATTCTTGTGCTCCATAGAGTGGGCGATGTCAAAGAACTTGAGAGCTTCATAGTTACTCTTACCCTT